CAACAGTCCTAACGGTGAATTATGCTACCTACCGAATTGCTATGGATCCGAACATCCGAATCGCAATTGTGTCTCAAACACAGACCCGCGCCAAAGAGTTCCTTTACGCTATTAAGCAAAGGCTCACCGATCAGCAGTTCGCCAAGATGCATCAGGTCTATGGACCCACAGGTGGCTGGCAACAAACCGCAGACCAATGGACACAGGACCGCATTTATCTAGAGCGATCTTCTGGAGACCCAAACCCTACAGTTCAGGCTCTAGGTGTAGGTCAGCAGATCTACGGTGCTCGCGCCGATCTAATTATTCTTGACGACATCGTGACGACAACGAACGCCCACGAATGGGAAAAGCAACTCAACTGGTTGCAGAAGATGGTCATTACACGTCTCGGCAAGAACGGTAAGTTAATCATCGCTGGAACTCGCGTTTCTTCGGTGGATCTATATAAAGAACTACGCAACCCAGATAACTGGGCTGGTGGCAAATCTCCGTTTACGTACTTGGCTATGCCAGCGGTACTTGAATTTGCGGACAATCCAAAAGACTGGGTTACTCTATGGAGTAAATCTGATCGTCCGTGGATTGGTGACGAGGATGAAGAGCCAGATAAAGATGGGCTATACCCTAAGTGGGATGGTCCTGCCCTACATCGCAGACGCTCTGAGGTTATGTCGTCTACGTGGGCACTTGTCTATATGCAGCAGGATGTAGAAGAGGATGCCGTATTCCCTCCTGCCCTAATTAACTCTGCTATTAACCGTATGCGTAAGCCAGGTAACATACATTACGGTGCCCCAGGTCATCCCAAGGATGGTCAGTGGGTTCTCATTATGGGACTTGACCCTGCTATGGCTGGTAAGACTGCAGCAATTATGTACGCAGTAGAACGTAATACTGGTCAACGAATGGTACTAGATGTGTTCAACATGTCAGATGTTACCCCACAGAAAATTCGCGCCTTGATTGAAGACTGGGTGCACCGATACAAACCGATGGAACTCCGTGTTGAAATTAATGCTTTCCAGAAAGCCTTTGCGCTTGATGAAGAACTTAGGAACTGGCTTGCAAGCCGTGGCGTTCAGTTCCGTGAGCACTTTACTGGCAAGAATAAGTGGGACACAAACTTCGGAGTCGCGGGAATGGCTTCACTATTTGGATCATTACGAGACGGAAAGCCTGTTGGAGACAACCTCCTCACACTCCCAGACCAAATAAACGAACACGTTAAGGCTTTAGTTAATCAGTTGATTACCTGGAAGCCTGACACAAGAGGACCAACCGACTGTGTTATGGCAATGTGGTTCTGCGAGATCAGAGCAAAAGAACTAATCATGCAAGGGTCTAACCTAGTTAGGCATCAAAACAATAGGTTTGCAACTAGAAGGAACATGGCAATGCGTGGCGTTGTTAACCTTGACGAACTCGCTGCAGAACAAAGCATAATTTACATTTAGGGAAATTAAATGGCACTATCAATTGAACAAATCGCGGATAAGGTAGATTCGTTAGAACAACGATTCCAAGCCCGCGATCAACGTATGGCAGATATTACTGCTGTACGCCGTGGTGACATGGTATCAGTTTACCCTGACATGTTCCCAGAGGGCATGAGCAAGCCTATGATTGCTAACTTTGTTGATGTTGCTGCTCGTGACATTGCCGAAGTACTTGCTCCACTACCTTCAGTAAACTGTGCTACCGCTAATACAAATTCAGATCGGGCTAAGAAGCAAGCCGATAAGCGCACAATGATTGCCAACCACTACCTTGAGTTCTCTAACTTGCAGACTCAGATGTACACTGGTGCGGATTGGTTTCTAACCTACGGCTTCCTACCATTTGTAGTTGAAGCAGACTTTGATGCAGAGTTACCTAGAATCCGTATTGAGAATCCACTTGGATCTTATCCAGAGTTTGATCGTTATGGTCGTTGTGTATCGTTTACAAAGCGTTTCCTAAAGACTCTACGTGAGTTAATCAATGAGTTTCCAGAACACGAAGCACGTATTGCTGGTCGTGACCGTGATGATATTAGTCTTGATACTTTAATTGATCTTATTAGGTATGAAGATAAGGATCAGATTGTTCTTTATCTTCCACAAAGACACAACCTAGTTCTTCAAAAGGCTAAGAATCCAGTTGGAAAGTTATCTGTAAAGATTGCTCGCCGTCCTGGAATTGACATTGACGATCCACGTGGTCAGTTTGATGATGTTCTTTGGGCACAGATTGCCCGTGCTCGCTTTAGCCTACTGGCTATGGAAGCAGCAGAAAAGTCTGTACAGGCTCCACTTGCAATTCCAATGGATGTTCAAGAACTTTCGTTTGGTCCAGATGCAGTACTTCGTTCACAGAACCCACAGTCTATTCGCCGTGTTGGTTTAGAACTTCCTATGGCTGCATTCCAAGAACAGCAGATTCTTGAGCAAGAAATGCGTATGGGTTCTCGTTACCCTGAAGGAAGATCAGGTCAAATTGATGCGTCTATTATTACAGGTTCTGGAGTTCAAGCACTTCTTGGCGGCTTTGATACGCAGATAAAGGCAGGGCAACAAGTCCTTGCGGAAGTACTTGAAGATGTAATTTCAGCATGTTTTGAAATGGAAGAGATGCTCTTCCCAGAGCAGAAGACAATGAGTGGTGTGTACCAAGGTGCACAGTACGAATTAACTTACAGTCCTACAAAAGATATCAATGGGGACTACAGTGTTCAGGTTCGATACGGTCTTATGGCTGGACTTGATCCATCACGTGCTTTGATCTTTAGCCTTCAGGCTTTGCAAGCAAAACTTATTTCTCGTGACTTTGTAATGCGTGAACTACCTTGGTCTATGAATGTTGCAGTAGAACAAGAACGTATTGACATTGAATCAATGCGTGATTCTCTTACTGGATCACTAAATGCTCTTGCCCAAGCAATCCCACAGATGGCTGCTTCGGGTGGAGATCCGTCAGACATTATTCTTAAGATAGGCAAACTTATAGATTTGCGTAGGAATGGGACAGCAGTTGAAGACGCTGTTATGGAGATCTTCCAGAAGGAAGAGATTGAAACTCCTGAGCCACCTGCGCAACCTGAGGGTGCTCCTGTAGCAGAGCCACCTGTAGAAGCGCAAGGGCAACCTAGTGCTCCAGGTACAGCCCCTGCGGGAGCACCTCAACCTCCTAGTGTAGAAGCAATACTTGCCCAAATGGGTGGAATGGGATAGTTATGACAACAATCGTTGCTGTTAGAAACAGTAAAGGTTTTGTCTTTGCTTCTGATTCTCAGGTAACTGATACAGAACGTCCATACATGCATCCAAGCATGAAGAAGATTGTTGCTGCTGGAGAGTATGTTATTGCTGGAGCAGGTAATGCTCGTTGCTGTGACGTAATTATGTTTGGGTGGGAACCACCTGTATACGATGGAACTGAACCATACACATTCATGGTGTATAAGTTTATTCCAGAAATGCGTAAACAACATGAAGATGCTGGTATAACGCTAAAAGAAGATGAAGACTTTTCTTTTTTAATTGGATTTAAAAATAGAATATTTTATATAGCCTCAAACTACACAGTCCTTGAAAGTAGCACTGGACTATATGCAATGGGTACTGGTGGGAATTACGCACTAGGTGCTATTGCACAAGGTGCTACAATACAAGAAGCAATTAAAATTGCTAAGAAGTTTGATGTTAATACTGGTGGAAAAATTCAAATTATAGATAGGGGTTACGATGGCTAACGGACAAGGTGGCTACCGCAAACCCTCAAACCCAAAAGCATTTTCAGGACAGGGTGCGCAATCTCAGCGCACTGATGGAGGACCTAGCATGGCACAGCAACCAATTCGCCCTATGGGTGCAGGTGGCAAGTATGGCGAACGCAAGGCTATGAATGAAATGCAAGCCAGTGCTCCTATGGCTGGAAACCCACGACCAACTCCACCACCTATGCCACCAGTTCCTGGAATGTTTGATGAAACTCAAATGCCAAATCAACCAGTTACTACTGGTAATCCATTGGGTGCAGGTGCTGGACCAGAAGCATTAAATCTTCCAAACACAACTCCAAGCATTACTAGCACTCTTCGCCGTCTTGCACAGAATGATCCTACTGGTGAAGCAGAATATGCACTAATGATGTTAAGTGAACGAGGCATTGTCTAGTGGCTGTATTTGATCCAAAGACTCTTTCTTCTGGTGTGTACAATCCTGCTGCTGCGCCTAATCAAATTTATAAACCATCAACTTCAGTAGCACAGGCTTCTCCTGGAATTTATGCTGCATCTTTGCAAACTGGATTAAACCGTGATGAATCAGCAATGATTGAAGGTTGGTCAGTAATTCACAATAAGCATAAAGAGTTAATGAAACTTAATAATGCTGATGCAGGTGTTGCTTACAGTAAACTTGATGAAAATACTCGTGGACTTCTTGACGCTTACTATGCAGTTGATTACAAAAATAGACCAGCAGGTGGAGTAGTTGGCTTTGGTCAGAAGATTCTTGGTGGAGAAGGCAACGATGGTACTTCTGTTGGAGACTTATTAAAAAGCCCATTTAGATTATTGTTTGCTGGTGGTGAAGGCTATGGCAGAGTAGTTAATGCTCCTGGTCGTCAAGGTCAATTGGCTCTTACTGGTCAAGAAGTAAAACTTGATGAATCTTTTAGTAATGAAGCAATTTTTAATCCAGAGTATCTTATGCCATTGGCTGAACAATATGGCAAAGAAAGAACTTATGTAGCAACAAGTTTGCTAAAGGGTATGACTCCTGGAGAAATTATTGAATCTTGGGGTCCTAATGATGCTGAGATGCTTGTTGCTGTTTCTGAAATTTTTGAAAATAGCAAAGACTTTAATAAGATGCTTAGCCAGTTTGAAAAAGCACAATTAAGTCCTGGTCGTACAATTGCACATGATGTTAATAAAACATTAAACATAAATGCTGAAGATCATCCAAACTTGTTTCGATTTGGTTCTGGTTCAATTGATTTAGCCTATCAAATTTTTGCTGATCCATTAACATATTTAACTGGTGGACTTGGTTTAATTCCAAAGGCTCTTGGTTATGCATCTAAGACAGATAAATTACTTAAGGGTTCACGTACAATTTCTGAACACTTTGCTGATCCTAAAGTTGCAGAATTTTGGACAGGATTCTCTAAGGGCATTGGAGAATACAGCGATGCAGTTGCAAGTAAAGATCTTGTTAAGGCAGCGGAAATTCGCACAACACTTAAAAATAATTATCCAGAATATGCTAATGATAGTGTAATTGAATTATTTTCAAAAGGTAAATACGATCCAGTTACCTTGCAAAATGTTGGTCCAATAAAAGATATTGAGTCTGCTCAAGCATTTTTTGAGGCTGCCAACATGACATCTCTTCTTGTTCGTGGTCGTGTAAGTGGAATTAAATTCCAGCGTGAAGGTATTGCGATCATGAAGCGTGGTCGAGATATTAAAACTGGAATACGTTTAAAGACCCGTGAAGTTCTTAAAGGTAAAGATGACTTTGATGCTCTTGATAAAGGATCAGTTGAAGAACTAGCAGATGAACTTGCAAGACTTGGTTCTGATAATGGTGGCGACTTTAATGTAGTTAATGACATTATTGAAGAGAATCGTAAAAAAGGATTAAACGCCTGGATTGACAGACAGGCTGCTCGTCATCCTGGCAATAAAGAAGTTTACCATACTGATGAAAGATATGCTGAAACTCTTGATCTTGTTCGAGAGCAAGCATTTGTTGCTATTGGCGACAAACGTATGGCAGAAGCAGTAGCAATTAAATTTGCTAACTCTAGTCAAGCAGAACGTATTGCTCTTCGCAGAGCACTTGATGAAACAACTTTGCGTAGAACTGGTATGGATAAAGTTCCTGGTGGAGAAGATAAAATAATTGAAATTCTTGATCGTAAGTATGGCGTTAAGGGAAGTTTTAGTGCTGCACAAGAATTAACATTGCCAGCACGTGCAACAAAAACTGGTGAAGTTGGAACTAAAATTCCAGTAAACGGAACTTTATTGCCATTTCAAAATACAAGTGCACTTGGTTCTTTGCCGTGGAATGAAATTAAATTTTTTAATGCTGGTAAATCATTTACCAAGGCTGTTGAAATAGGTAAGGAAGAAGCACCAACTTTACTTGAAAAAGCAAAGAAGGCTAGAATTGTTCCAGAACTTATTGGTGGTGCATTTAATAACCGAGTAACAGAACTAGGCATGAGTGTTTGGTCTACTCTTACTCTTGCTCCACGTCTTGGTATTCGTACTGCAATTGATGAAGGCACATTCTTTGCAATGTATCTTACAAGTGGTATGGCTAAAGAACTTATGCGCGCTCGCCGTACACAAGATATTCTTACTGCTGCTACTGGCTCAAAGGCTGGCGTTGGTCCAGTTAAGGAACTTATACAAACTGGTCTTAGTAAGTTTCCTGGAATTAATGTTGGTGCTAGACGTAAGATTTCACAGGCTGAAAAAGATACCATACAAAATACGTATGAAGAAATGTATAAGCGTGGAGAAATTGAACTTCATCAGATAGATGAAATGTACAAAAATGATATTCTTGAATTAGCCATTGACCGAATTGATAATAGAAAATTTGGTAAAAGAAGATTAGATGATGTTGAAAGATCTTGGTTAAAGCAAGCAGCCATTGGAAACATGAACATCATGAAAGATGCTAGTACTGCACAACTAGCAGATGTTTTTGGTGCTAAGGCTAGTGTTGTTCTTCCAGAACAATCATTATTGACAGACAGCCATTTAACTGCTGCAATGAAAACATTTAATATTACTGCCGATGAAGCATATAGGCTTTTGTCTCTTGATGGAGATAAACTTTATGTTGCTATGTATCATAACTTTATTACTGCTTTTGCTACTAGACCATACAAACTTGCTGATAAAACTATGCTTAGTCCAGCCGCTTTGTTTATTACCAACAATGGTTTAAAGACTGCTGAAGATTGGGCTACTGCTAAATCTTCGTTTATGCAAAGAATCGGATTTGGCGATATTGGTAATGGTCAGTTTGAATTAATTGACGAAGCATTGGCGCGTGAATTTCTTGAGCAAAGTCGTCAGAACTTAGACGATGGCAAAACCATTAATGAAATTGCTGAAAACTTTGTTGATGCTACATTCTCGGAACTAACATATAGATTCCATGGTAGTGCGGATGATATTAACGAAACCTTTATTGATTACTTTAAGACTCAAGCAAATCCAGACGGCACTCCAATGCCAGCATATGCTGTTGCTTCTGAAATTAACTTTGAAAAGTACAAGGAACTTGTTGGTGATTATACTGTTAAGGGTCAGATTCGTACACCTCTTGACTTTGGACCACAAACTCATAAGTTGGAAACTTGGATTACTAAGTATGGCTTGAACAAAGTATACGAAGCAATGAGTCGTACTACTGATGACCTATTTCGTCAGCCAGTTGTTCATGCTCATTACTTTATGTACCGTAAACAGTATTCTTTGTATGAACAACAGTACTCAGATCAGATTTTTAAGTCTTTAAAAGATGATGCACTAGCAAACAATAAGACATTTGATGCAGAAAAAGTACGTAAACGTGCAGATGATATGGCTGCTCGCTACTTTACCGAAAATGCAATGGAAGATGCAGTGCATCACACACTAAAATACTCCGATAATGGAGATGTTAGAAGTGTATTTGCTGTTAACGTACGCAGTGTTGGTAGATTCTACCGTGCAGTAGAGGATTTCTATCGCCGTATGTACCGTCTTACTGCTGATCGTGGAGTAACTGCTGTATATCGTGCACGATTAATGCAACAGGGTTTATCTGCAGTTGGAAGTATGCATCGTGATCAAGATGGTGAACTATATTTAGTTATGCCTATGGATGATGCAGTGTTTTCTGCAGTCAATGGCGCATTAGGTCAGTATCCTGGATGGAAAGGTAGCGGTGTATCGCAACCTTTATTTAATGACATTACATTTAAACTAAGTGCTGGTAATCCATCGTTCCAAGATGATGCTGGTGTTCCGTATTTGTCTGGTCCTGTAGGTGCACTATCTGTAATGGGTGTTCAAGGATTCTTGCGTAAGTTTAACTTTACTAAGAATGCTGCAGAAGATATTGATAACATAGCACTTGGCACTCTTGGTGATAACATTACTCTTTACAAAGCAATTGTGCCACGTAGTTTACAGTCGGTATGGAAAGCATTGGCTCCTGATGAAAAGGATCAGCAAGAAGTTTCTGCTGCCATGCAAGCCATTGCTTACTATCAGGCTAATGGCTATGGAGTTTATCCAGAAGATTATGTTAAGTTAGATGATGATGGTAATCTTGTTAAAGATGAAGCAGCATACGAAAATGCTTTAGTTGAATATCAGGAAAATGTACAAATTAGTGCTCATAACATTCTTTTCTTACGTAACATGCTTGGTCTTATTAGTCCTATTACCCCTCAGTTAAGAGATACTAAAGACCTTCCTGCTGCATTAAAAAATATTGGTATTGCTAGTATGAGTGATGCATACTATGACATATTAGATGAGGTAGAAAGATTCTATCCTGCTGCAGATGATCACTATGAATTAGCACTTGCTGTTTTTAGTGGTAAAAATCCAGGGAAGTTAGCATATACTGTTTCACGTTCTGATGGAGGCGTTGTTGCTACTTACAGTAATGATATGCAGAACTGGGTAATTTCAAATCAAGATGCAGTTGATAAGTATGGCAATGCTGCAGTTATGTTTGCACCTAAGATTGGAGAATTTACTCCTGGTGTATACAACTGGGCTAAGGCTGCAGAGTTAATCAATCAAAAAGAAATTAAAGAATATCTTGATGAAGTTACTTTGCAAGAAAGTATTAACAACTACTACGATATTGAAGATGAAGAAAGTTTACAGTTATCTACTACTCCATTAGCAGATGACAGAAGAAATATTATTATGCGTCATCAAGAACTAAGACGTTTAATGAAACTTCAAACTCCTAAACTTGAAACTCGTATATCAAATATGGCAGACAATGAAGAAAAAACTAAGTTCTTAACTAATGCTTATACTGTTGCTAATGATCAAAGTATAGATATTAAACAAGAAACAAGAGATTCAGTTAACGCTGCATATGCAATATATGAAAAGTTTCTTCTTGATACTGAAAGCGAAACAACTCGTTTAGCAAGTAACAGTTCTGATATGAAGCGTTCATTTAGAGATGATGCATTTATTGCGCTTGAAGCACTTGCAAAAGAAGATGAATCTGGAGTAGTCAAAGAATTGTTTAGACATTCTCTAAAGGGATTAATGAATGCTAAGTCACGTGATGCTAGAAATACTATAAGTGGGAAATAATGAGTGAAAGTTCAGGTCCAGTAGGACAAGGTAAGACACCTTCAAAACCAAGGGCAACACCAACACCTTCACCAAAGGCTACTTTTAATCTAGATGAGTATATACGTGGCGGTATTGAAGTTACTCCTGCTTTTGGTGGTGCAAATCCAAGCGGTATGTTTGGTGTTGGATCTTCTGTTACTGAAATAATGAATCATAGAAGTGGAGAGCAATCATCATTTTATGATACAGGTAGATTTACTTTTAGTTTAACTGGAACTGGTATTGATGCTTCTGATAGTACACAACCAGAAAACCCTTTACCTGTTGTTGCACTACTTGCTGATAATGGCAATAGGGCAAACTACCTATTAACTGCAAATCAAAACTTATATAGTTCTGCTACTGCTGCATCTTATTGGTTATCTAAAAATACAACTAGAGATAGACGTAACTGGGCTTTTGAAACACTTTTAGCAAAAGGTTACATACCTGCTGACATGGCAAATGGATTAGATAGAAATTCTGCACAAGCAGATATGATTCTTGCTTCAGCGTTAACTAATGCAGTTACTTCTATTAGCGTAAAGAACTACAATCTTTTAAATGCTAATATGAATATGCTTACTCTTGATGAAGGTTTGTTGCAGTTAGATCCAAATACTAGTACACAAGATACTGGTCCTGCATTCGGTGGAGTTAGTACTAGAATTACTCGCCAAGAATTTAAACCAGAAGATTACCGTATAGCAGTAGATAAGGCTTATACAAGTATTACTGGTCAAGCAGCATCTGATTCTACATTAGATACATACATTCAAGTTCTTCAGAAACTTGAAGCAGCAGATCCAATGAAGCAAGTTGCTACAACTACTGGTACTGCAAGTAATAGCAAGACAGTTGTTAAAGAAACTGGTGGAGTATCTCAGCCAGAAGCAGAAGATATCCTGCTAAAGCAAGCAATAGCAGAACCAGAAACAGAATACTATCAGAAGGCTACAACCTTTATGGATTACTTTAATGAAGCAATTAAAGCAAAGGTGGATCTATAATGGCTCAACCAAATAAGCCAGGTGACGCATGGATCTGGGATGCAAACTTTAATAATGGTAAAGGTAAAGCAAAAGGTAAGTGGGTACAACCACCTAAGCCTAGTGCTAATGCTACTTGGAATGATACTGTAGGCTGGAAAACAAAAGAGACTGCTGCTACTGAATATGGCTTTGCTCTTAGTGTTATTAATTCTAATACAGATTTAACTAGAATCTTTAACGAAGCATGGCAAGCATTTTCTACTGGACAAGAGTGGTCTCCAGAAAAGTTTATTAATGCAATTCAATCTACCGATTGGTACATGACTCGCACTGAACAACAGCGCGTTTACTACAAGGCTAAGAATGATCCTACTCAAGCAGTAGAATTTCAAGCCAAGATTGATGCAAACAAAGCAACACTTCGTTCAATTGCAAATACTATTGGTGCTACATTAACTGAAGCAGAATTAAATACTCTTGCTGATGAGAACCTATTAAATGGTTGGAATGCTGAACAGATTAGAACTAATCTTACTAAGTATGTGCAGTACTCAAGAGATCCAATAACTGGATTTGGTAGTTTAGTTGGTGAAGCAGGTAACGTAGAAGATAGAATCCGTG